ACCGTATACGCTTGGTCAATGTTTGCATTGGTTGCTGGTCTTTTCTTAAACCATTCTGTTAAAAAATACCTGTCAGAAGTTAAAGCACTTCTGTTGGTATTGTTTGCATTGGTTCCATGTACTACAAGTTGGCCAGCAGTAGTAATTTCAACTTTATCGTTGATTTGATTACCTGATGAGCTATTTGTAGCTAAGTGTTGAAACCCGCCTTCGGACCTAACCGGTCCACTAAAAGTTGTATTCGCCATAATTCTTTCTCCTGAAAAAATAAGTCTTATCGTCTTGGCTTGTCTGCTAGGTCAGTCGATAAAACAAATATAATTATCCTAGTCATATTATTGTATAACAGATATCGGTTTAAATGTAGAAATAATAAAGCTAGTAGATAATCTTGTATTCTATTGATAAGCCACCTTGAAACAATTGCTCTCGGTATTTTTTAAGCATTTTCTTTGCAGCGTACTGTACGGCTGGGGTCCAGATTAACTGTTGAGCAATAGATTTACCAAAACGACTGTCTAGGCCATTGTAACCTTGACCGTCATCTTCCAAAGCACCATCGCATTTTGATGCAAGAAACATAGCGCAAGATTTCATGGCATCTACGACGTCAGCGTTAAAAGGTATTAACTTTTTATTGTGAAACATCTTTTCTACTTCTTCAACGCCAACCGCTAAATCATTAATTGAAATGGTTTGATCAAGCATTTGCACGTTATCTAAAGCTTTATCTAGCACTTTTTGCTTGCCTACTAAAGCTTCAGCCATTCTAGCGTCTATAGATCCATCAACAACTAAATGTTGCACTAATACAGAGTCTACTTGTCCTATTCTGTGGCAACGGTCTTCAGCTTGGCTCATGTTACCTGGCACCCAATCTAACTCAGCAAAAACCACATGGCTTGCCTTGGTTAAGGTAATACCAACACCAGCAGCACCAATTGTGCCTATAAAGAAATCTGCTTTGCCAGCTTGAAACGTGTCTACAGATTCTTGTCTGTGAGCTTGATTGCAGTCACCAGTCAAAGTAACGACTGTTTTTCCAATAGCCTCTAGACCATCTTTAATACCTTGCACCACATCTTTGTGGTGTGCCATAACTACAACCTGGTGATCTAGGTCCATTAAATGATCTACTACGTCATTAACTTTAGCCAATGCCATTTGATGTCTCACCTCAGACATTTTTTCAAACGACACCTCTTCAAAAGTTGTTTCCTCTATTGCATCAGACAGCGCATCAAATTCTTTGGTTAGTTCCTGTGTATAACCTTTACCTGGCAATACAATGACTTGGCGTCTTTTTGCTGGTAAATCTTTTAAGACTTCGTCTTTTTTTCTTCTAATCATAAAGGATTGGCGCAACCTTCTTTGTAGCTCATCTAGATTAGAAGACCCGCTAAAATCCCAACCAAATGTACTTTTGTAAGCGCCAGCGTACTTTCGTGCAAAGCTAAAAAAGTTGCCAAAACTATCATGATCCAGGTAACCAGCTATTGGTTGCAGCTCTATAGGCCTGTTGGTTATAGGTGTTCCTGTAAGTAACACTTTACGACTTGCTTTTATGCTTACCGCTACAGCTGTGCGCTTGGCTTTTGGGTTCTTAATCTTGTGTACTTCGTCCATAATAACCATGCCCCAAGTCCTAGATTGCAACGATTCAGCGTGTTTTGTTAGCACATCATAGTTAATGATAACCACGTCAGGATTTGATGGGATCTTTTCCCCACCCCCATTAACAACTTCAATAGTGCGCTCAGAGACTAGCCACTTCTCCATTTCATTCTTCCAGTTTAACTTTAGAGACGCCGGACAAACTACTAATACGGTTTTTGGATTAGTAACATTGATTGTTCCTATAGCCTGGATTGTTTTGCCTAAACCCATTTCGTCGGCTATTAATGTATTTGTGCGGCCAGAGGCATAAGCAATGCCAGCTCTTTGAAACGGTAAGTAAGCCAGGCCTTTAGGCACTGGTATAACCATGTCTGAATTAGTAGCTACTGATTGCTCAATTGCATGATTATCATCAATCATTTGGGTTACAAGCCAATCATCGTTAATCTTGCTGACGGCGTAGCCAGCTTTCCTAATAGCCATTTTCTTGACTTTCCACAACGCCCAAAACTCAGGAGTAGGCTTAGCTGTTTGCATTAACCTTCCATCAGACTGTTTTTTGCCTTTTGACCAATCTAAGTTTAAGTCCATTGTTGTCTCCTTTTTACAAGTTATGCTTTATTGTACATTATATCGTGTCGTTATGTACAACTTTATGCACAAATATGTTGTATAAATTAGACATAAAAAAAGGGACCCGAAGGCCCCTTTATATAACAGTAAACGCTGTTACCCGTAATTACGCACCTTGTGATCCGTAGATTCCTCTCCAGTCACTAAAGCCGAAACTGTATCTTTCACGAGCCTTGTAACGGATGTTACCAGTCGTAAAGTCAGCTTCCATAGATGTCTCCATCGGGCTTCTTTGGAACATCTTAAGGCCTTCACCTTGAGATGTTACAGAAGTCAGAAGAAAGAAAGCATCTGGATCAGTTAGATAATGATTAACTGTGTAACCGCCAGAAAGAACACCAGTGCTCTTAATTGCGTTCAGGTCATTATCAGCAGATCCTGGTCTTCCTTGTGAGTTTAAGATTCTGTCAGCAACAAACACTAGCTGTGGTGGAACCACAAGTTTGTCAGCTTGAACAGAAATCGTCAATCCACGATCATCTGTAAAGGTAGCGATATCAATTAACGCGTCTTCTAGTGAAGTCTCATTTAAGTCAGCCATTGATGCAGCTCTATTAGCAGCTGTGCCACCGCCCGCTAGGACGTGCGCAGTGTTAATAAGAGATACGCCATCGCCACCTGTATGAGATGAAGAAAATGCGTTGTTCAATACGTCAGCGCCTTTGACTTCTTTGGTGTTAGCCATCGATTTCGCTAGTGCTTTTGTATATCGTTTACCTAAAGAATCGTAAAGGTTATCCTCTACAGCTTCTTCTGTTAAAGCAAATGCAAGCGCGATAGTATCGTGCGTGTATCTGCTAGTGTAACTTTCAGTAGCTTGATCGAAATCGACCGAACCGCCTTCAGTTTTCGTTGGTGCTCCGCCAAAGCCGGTGATTAAAACTTCTTCTTCAAAGGCTCGTTGTGAGTCTTCTTGGGCGAAGATTTCAGCGTATTCGTTTGTGTATTCGTCATACGACATACCAAATAAACTGTTTAATCCTGGTTCTAGCTCTTTAGCTAATTGTGCTCTTGAAATTGCCATTTGCTAACTCCTTATGCTAGACCGTTTTGCTTAATTCCATACACATGGTTCTGTATTGTACAGTACACATTTGTATTAGAAGCAGCTACGTCTTGGTTATTGGGATCCTGAGAAATATCAATTACTTTCAGGGGTAAAGTTGCAGTTGTCGCACCTGTGGATACGTCAACTTCATCGCCAGATATACCTGTTTTGGTAGAGCCGGCATTTGTTTTGATAACATCAAAGTTACCAAGTAGATCAGCAATCGGGAAAGCTGCATCAGATTGAATCTCATAAATAACCATAGGGTCATCGATGATATTCGCAATGATGTCTGCTGCCGCAGTGCTTGCTGGGTAATAGTTACTAAATACTTGTTCGCCTGATGTTGGGTCCGTAAAAGTGCAACCATTAAAAACACCAACAATTGGAACAGTTCCTCCGACAGCGTGTATTTCTACACCACCACCAGTAACTTGTGCCACCAGGTCGCCCTGGAATATGTTTGTGTCATAATCGTTTGCAATTCTATAACGAGATTGTCCGCCGTTGTACGGTGACCCACCAATCATTCTTACAGGTTTTAGTCCAAAAGAAGCGTCTTTATTCGCCATTTTAGTCTCCTAGTTTATGATTAAAGTACATTATTGTACTTGTTATTTTTTGCCAAAAGATACTCTTGAATCCCTTTGGGGATCATACTTAACATATCTACCGTCTCTTCGTGATTCATTAAACATAGAATTGTCTAATGCATCTACAGCGTCCTGACTTTTACCTTGGTAATAGTCTCTTCGCTCTTCAACGGTTTCATTAGGTATTTTTGCAAGAAGTAATCCTTCATTATATACGATGCCAGCGTGTCGGCTATGTTCGTCCGCTGTCGGTAGTTCCCAATCACTAGGAAGATCTGTACCTCTTACGAGTTCCCAACCTTCTCTTAAACGTCTACTGACGTTTGCGCGATCTTCTTGTCCCAACATTGACTCCCTAATCCATCGGTATGTATACCCTGGAGGAGCCGGCGGTGTCTCTAACCTTCTAACTGGTCGCCATGGTTTCCTACGAGATTCTTTATCGTGTGCCTCGGAGTCACGAGAGTTCCTGTTTGCAGTAACTTTTTTTTCATCAGTCATTATATTGCCTCCCTAGATGCAATTCGTTGCTTTTCAGCTGCCACGCGCTTCAACCAAGCGTCTTCGCTCATGTTGTGCGGTTTTAGCCCTCTAAGGCGTTCTACTTCTGACTTAGAAAACGTCACGCCATTTTTTTTGCCTTGTGTTTTTTGACGACCACTGCCTACAGTGGAGGAAGCTACTCTTTGCACAGAGGGTTGGGCTTCGCGTTGCTCGTCTTTACTTACACTTGCGTTTTGCAAATGTGGGTAAACTTTATAAACTCGATTGTTTAATTCTTCATAGTAATCATTACTATCCGGCTCATGGCCTTCATTAATAAGATTGTAATGCTGGAAATACGCATATTGTGTAGCTTCTAAATTGCTTTGATCAGCAGCGTCTCCATACCATTTATTTTTTTCATACCAGCTTAGAGCCTCAGATGTTGGTTCAACAGCTGCTTGTTGTTGCTGTTGTACAGGCTGTTGCTGCATTGCTTGTTGGTATTGAGCTTGTTCGTTGGCTTGTCTGTTTGTAGCCAGTCTTATTTTTTCTTTCTGAATACTTAGATCACTTTTTAAAGTGTCCGCTTTACTCATTAGATCTGCATCACCAGATTTTACTGCCTTCTTATAAAGATCATCAGCTTGTTGCTCTTTAGCAACCATGGCTTCTTGTTCTTTTTGTAAAACAGTTCCGGCTTGGGCTTGTGAATGGTTGCGCAAAGCTTGTATTTCAGCTTCACGTTGATGTGCTATCTGCTCGGCCATTGAAGCTCTTTCTTCAGCTGCCCTGGTCTTTGCATTTAACTTGTTAATTCTTTTGGAAACCGATTTTGTATAGACTTCTAATTCGTCATCCGGATTGGCTCTTGCCTCGACAACAGCATCGTCCTCGACGTTAATTTCGATTTCTTGTTCTTCAGCTAGGTTTGTATTTTCTATCATATTAGACACTCAGTATATCATCAGGATTTAAGATTGTGGCGATAACCTCATCATCGTTAATAATTCGGACTTCTGCGCCATCGTCCAATTTAAATCTAGCACCAGAATAACGGCCTATGAGAACCCATTGTTTCTCTTCACACCATTTTTCTTCGCCATATTTTTGCTTGTCGCCGTAACATAAAGGACCTTGTTTCACGACATAAGCAACCACGGTAGCCAAAGCTTCTTTATCCATGGTAGATTTTGTAAGTATAATTCCGCCTTCTGTTTTTGCTTTACCGCCGTAAGGCAATACAAGCATTCTCCATCCAGTTGGTTGCGGCATACGATTTAAGGCAGACTGCTCTAAAATTGTAGGGTCCAAAACCTTATCATCTATATCTACATACGCATCTAAAACTGTTTCTGATTTCGCCATACTATTTTTCCTTATTAAGTTCCTTTAATTCGCCTTCGATATAGTATAACGCATTTAGCTCACCTTGCAAAAATTTATAATGTTCTATACTTTCTAGTGCTCCAGACATAAGTGTCTCAGAGATTTGTTTTTCACGATCCCTGACTAAGTTCTTAACAACTTCAAAATAAGTAAGCTCTTCCATCCGATTTAATTCCTAACTTTAAACTTTAAGCCTTTTGTTGCCGCGCCCTTGCCTTTCATATCAACAATAGCAGTAACGCCTTTGTTTTTACCAATTGCATTAGGATTTGGCTTATCAAACGACTTATTATTTGGTACTTTCTTAATAGTCATAACGTCTCCTTTTATTTATTATTTGAACCTTTTGGTTTGCCTTTTGGCTTTCCTTTAAATTTTGCCGCAGGTTTTTTGACGGCCGCTTTTTTCTTTACAACAACCACTGGTTCTTCAATTACAACTTCAACCACTGGTTCTTCAGTTACAACTTCTTCAACTACTGGACTCACCGATGCCACAAATTTCTTCCATTCTGCTGGCGAATTCTTTGATGATTCTATATCAGCCATTTTTTTAGCTATTCTTCCCATATTTGCTAAGTGCGATTTAAGCTCTTGAGCCTCTTTGGCTTTTCTTGCATTAATCTCAGCCTGGCGATCCAGTTTCTTTTGCTTTCTTAATGTTTCAATTTCTGTAATCCTATCACTGTTCATATTTTATCCCCTGGACCTAATTTCTCATTTTTTGTTCTAATTCAAGCAACTTAAGGTCCGCCTGTTGCTTCAATCTTTGTATCGATAAATCTAGTTTATCATCAGCAACGTCTTTTTGTACATTTATACGCTGACGTTGGATTTCGTTCTCTAATAATTTCTCTTGTCCTCGCTGACCCTGTTTCATTTCAAACTGGTTTTGTTCTTGATCCACTTGTTTGTCTTTAAGGTCTAATTCTTGCTGTCTAATTGCAACCAAAGGATCGTCGGCGCCACCTTGGCCAATAGATTGTAAAAATTCTTGTGTAAGCTGTGCCAATATTGGAGAAGCAAATTGATCTTGTATCATCTGTATTTCTGTTGCAGCTGACCCAGCCTCTTCGGGAGATAGCTGTTGCATTTGTTCTTGTACTGAATCTATACGTTGCTTCACTTCTTCTGGTATTTGCTCTTTGGCAAGTTGCGATGCCATAAATTGCAAATGCTGCATACAGTGACTGATAATTATAGATTGTATTTGCGGGTTCTCTTTTACTACCTGAGTAAGAAATAGGCTTCTATGAGCTTCAACGTGCGATTGATGATTCTGAGATTCAAACGCTTGCTGTGGCTGGCCCATCATTAAACCAGCATTCTCTAGGCCAGAGTCTATCGGCTTTGGAGTTAGGTCTGGGGGTGGTTGCAACAAACTTTCTACATTATCAACACCTAAAGCAGCATACATTCTTTTATAGGCTTCAAAAATACCTAATGGTCCATGTATCTCTGGGTTGCTCTGAACCATTGTTAATAGTTCTTGGGCTAGAGTAATTCTTTGGCTTTGACTAAATATGTTAGGATCCGATACCGGAACAACGTCAATACGATCATCAAAATCTGTTTGTTTAATTGCACCAGGGCCAGTGCCAGTGTCATATCCATAGTCTGGTGGTAAATATTCAGCAAATACTTTAGCAAGTAATCCAAATTCAAGTTTTTGTGCGTAGTGCAATCTTTTGTGAATTGCGCTCATGACTTTGGTGCCACGCTCTAATAAAGCCACTGTTGTGCCAACAGGCATAGCTCCGTTTGCGTCGCCAATATTTGTGTCAGCTATTGCTGCAAATCGTTTACCTGAATCTACTAAGATTCCCAAAAGCTGCATCAATACATTACTTGGCTCTTTTATAGGTAATGGTATTAAGTTTTCTTTTAGACTTCCGCCAGTTGTATCTATATCTCTAAATTCACCAGGCTGTAATGGCTCATCTTCATCTCTTATCCTCATACCCCTAGCTTTGAAACCAGCTGGTAGATTTGCTAACGTACCAGCATCAATTAACTGTCGTAAGATAGATGTACTAGCTTTAGATATACCGCCAATCATGTGTGACAATCCTAGGCCATAAAATCCAAGCCCAGGTAAAAATTTGTATTGTACAAAGAAATTAATTTTGTTTTTGAAAGGATCCGTTTCATTATAGTTTCTGCGGATTGCTAGAATTTGTTCTGATTGCTCATCAATAGTGACAATATATGGAAGTTTCAATCCAGTAGGTTCATCGTCGCTTCCTATGTCCTCAAACCCTTCTAGGTCTAAAATAGTATGTACTTCGTAAACGACGTGATCTCTATCTTCTGCATAGCTGCTTTTAACACCTTGCAGCTTGTCTATTTCTGTTTGCACTTCTGATTCTTCAGACTGATACGAATGCTTACTTACATCTACGTCGGTATAAAACCCAGAAAGCTGTTGTTTTTTAATTTCGTTGTGCGACATATTTATCGCATGAGTGACTCGCTCTGCACTTGATAGGTTAGAAGCTTCGTAAGGGACGATTAAATCTTCAGGAGCAATAAATTTAGAAACCGCTCTGTTTAATACGTTGTCGTAGTAAATTTTCTTAAACGCACTTCCAGCTAGAGGTAAATAGAAAAGCAACATATCCAACTCTGGATCGTATTCTTCCATGACATTCATAATCTGGTAATTCAT